CGACTCGAAAGTTTCGTGCTACTGCAATATGAACGCTTTTGGCCGCCTGATGGTAAAACTCGGAGCTACCCCGCCGCCGGATAGCGACTGGTGGTTTAAGCCGGTCAACGGCTCGAGGTGGTACGTGTCGACCGAGAGCGCCATGCGGATTACTGCCGTCTGGGCGTGCGTCCGCGTGATCGCCGAGACTATCGGCAGCTTGCCCTGCGCGGTATACCGGCGCACGAACGATGGTCGGCAGGTGGACCGCAACCACGCGCTCTACTACCTGCTCCACGACGCGCCAAACCCGGATATGACGGCGATGGAGTTCTGGGAATTGGCGGCGAAGAATTTGTGCCTCAGTGGCAACTTCTACGCCCGGATCATCACGAACGTCCGCGGCGACGTCGTTCGCCTGGTGCCGCTGTCTCCGAACGACATGCGCGTGGCCCGCGACCCGGAGACGGGCGTGATGGTGTACACGTACGGCCGCGAGATGATGACCGCCAGCGACGTACTGCACATCCCCGGTCTTGGCTACGACGGCGAAGGCAACCTGACGGGCTATTCGCCGGTTTCGTACATGGCGCAGTCGCTCGGCATGACGCAAGACGCCGAAGGCTACGGCGCGAACTTCTTCCGCAACAACGCGACCCCGCCCGCCTACATGAGCGTGCCGCAGGCGTTGTCGAACGAGGCGCGCAAGAATCTCCAGAACTGGCTCCTCGACAATTTTGGCGGGGTCCGCAACGCGGGCAAGATCGGCGTTTTGGAGCAAGGCGCCATGATTCATACGGTCGCGATCAATCACCGCGACATGCAGTTCCTGGAGTTGAGGCAGTACCAAAAGGCCGACATCTGCTCGATCTTCCGCGTGCCGCCCCACATGATTCAAGACCTGACGCGCTCGACCAACAACAACATTGAGCACCAAGGCATCGACTTTGCAACGCATACGATCCGCCCATGGCTGACCCGCATTGAGAAGCGGATCAACATGCAGCTATTCGGCCCGCGCGAGGCGGCCAGCTACTACGCCGAGTTCAACATGGACGCGCTTTTGCGCGGAGATGCGGCGAGCCGGGCGACGTTTTACTCGTCGATGCGGAACATTGGCGTCCTGAATGCCAACGAGATCAGGGCCAAAGAAAACATGAATCCCTATGTGGGCGGGGAGCGGTATCTGGTGCAGGGCGCGATGATTCCGGTGGAGCAGGCCGGACGGGAGGTGGTTTAGTGACGATTGACAAGTTGACGTTACACGCGGAGTTGCTGCGGCTACCCGACATGCCAGACGATTCGCCGGAAGAGGTCAAGCCGCGGCGACGTGAGGTGCTGTTTTACAGCGGGGCAGCGGTAGATCGGTTTGATGTATTCACTGGCGAGCTGCGGCAGCTTCGATTCGAAATGGATTCTGCCGATTTGTCCGCGCTGGCGGCCGGCGCTCCGGTGCTGGACGGGCACCGGCTGACCGAGACTGAGTATGTCATCGGAGTTGTCGAGTCGGCCCGCAAGGCGGACGACGGTTTCCGGGCTACGTTGCGATTCAGCAACCGCGAGGACGTAAACGGCATTTGGCAGGACATCGAAGACGGCATTTTGCGGAATGTTTCGATGGGCGTCCAGATTGGCGAGTTGGTGCTGGAGTCGAGGCCCGGCGCTGAAATCAAACAATATCTGGCGAAGAAGTGGCGGCCGTATGAGATTTCAGTAGTCGCTATCGGCGCGGATCCTAACGCCAAGATTTTAAGCACGAGTTTGACGGCCGCGCCGAGCGCGGACCAACAAAAGGCCCAATACGAGTTGGCGCTGCGTCAGCGGCGGCATCGAGTGTTGGGCAGATAAGGGGGGAACGAATGACGAAACGAGAGCTACTCTCTCAGGTCTCCGCGCTCGAAACCGAGTACAGCGCGGTTCTCGCCGCTTCCAGCGGCGCCGCCGATCCGGTGGCGCATCTGCAGGCGGTTGACGCAAAAGAATCCGAACTAAAGGCCGTCCGCGAGCAGTTGGCCGCAGTCGAGGCCCTTGAAGCCCGCGCCAAGGCCAACGTGACTCGGGAACCGGCCCGCGTGACGAGCGACAACGAAGCGGCCCGCCCGTTCGAGAGTGTCGGGGAGCAGCTGGCGGCTATTGCGTACGCGCAAAGCCCGCGCGGAGCCTTCCAAGGGCTCGGCGGTCAGATCGATAAGCGGTTGTTTGGCCAAACCCTGACGGCCTCGGGCGCGTCGGCCGCGGTTCCCGCTGACGGTGGCTTCGCCATCGGCACCGAGTTCTCGACGGCGCTCTTGCTCAAGGCCCGCGAAACGGCGCGGATCTTCCCGCTCTGCACCAATATCCCGATCGGCGAAGGCAGCGACTCGCTGGAACTGCCGTATATTGACGAAACCAGCCGCGCCAATGGCTCGCGCTTTGGTGGCGTCCAGGCCTACTGGACCGGCGAAGCCGATTCGCCGACCCCGACGAAGCCAAAGCTGTCTCGCCACGAGATTCGGCTCGAAAGCCTGAAGTGCCTGGCCTATGCGACCGAGCGCCTGCTCCGTAACGCTCCTGCCATGGCCACCGTGTTTGAGAACGCCTTTGCGTCCGAAATCGCCTTTAAGCTTGACGATGCCATTTGGCGCGGCGACGGCGTGGGCAAGCCCCTGGGCTTCAGCGTGCAGAACTACGGCGGCGCCCTGATGGTCTCGGTCGCTAAAAAGACTGGCCAGGCCGCCGACACCTTCGTGATTGAAAACGCTACTTCGATGCTGTCCCGTCTGTACCGCGAGCCCGGCGACCGCATCGTGTGGCTTTGCAACCCCGACACCATTGGCCAGTTCCCGCTGCTTACCGTTGGGCAGCAGCCGGTGTTTTTGCCAAACAACAGCGTCGCCGGCTCGATTCAATACGGCACGTTCCTCGGCTTCCCGGTCATCCCCGTTGAACAGGCCGAAACCCTCGGCGACAAGGGCGACGTGGTGCTCGCAAATCTCAGCAAGTACGTCGTCATCACGCAGGGCGGCCTACGCGCTGCGCAGTCGATGCACGTCCGCTTCATCTACGACGAAATGACCTTCAAGTGGTCCATTGACGTTAACGGCCAGAGCAGCGTGAAACAGCCGATCACGCCGTTCAAGGGCTCCAACACCTTGTCGCCGTTTGTGACGGTCGACGCTCGCACCTAAGGAGAAAAACAGATGATCCCGTACGAACTTCTGAACAACCTTCATTTCATCAAGGGCCTCGACCCGGTCGCCGACGCGTTTTCTGGCACGGTGTACTCAGACGTCGTCGACCTCGCCAACCACGGCTCGGCGCTCTTCTTGATTTATAAGGGTGTCGGCGTTACCGGCACCTCGACGATCACCGTGGAAGCTTGCGACGACATCGTGCCGACTAATACCACGGCCATCCCGTTCTTTAGTAAGAACATCACCTCGACTGACGTGCAAGGCGCAGTTACCGCTCGCGCCGCCGCCGGATTCACCACGACTGCCGGCAGCAGCCAGATGTACGAAGTACAGGTGGCCGCCGAGGAGGTGGCCAACGCGGGCTATCGCTATGTGCGGCTTAAAGCTGTTGAAGTGGTAGATTCGCCTGTCCTGGGTTGTATTGCCATCGCCCTCGCCGCGCCGCGGTTCGGCGGTTCGGCTGGCACGTCTAATTCGGAAATCGACTAATGGAGATCCGCCTCCAGCTAGTGACGCCGCCGGTACTGACTCCGCTGTCCGATAGCGACTTTGAAGCGCACGCACGCGCCACAGGTCAGCCTATCGAGCAGCTGAGTCCGTACGTGGCGGCGGCCACGAACTATCTGGAGGTGATTTCTAACCGTCGATTCATGACCCAGACCTGGAAGATGTTTCTTGACTACTTTCCAGGCGAAGGCGTCATCTCGGTCCCATACAGCCCGTTGGTGTCGGTGACCCACATCAAATACACCGACATCAACGGCGTTCAGACCACTTTTCCGGCAACGGAATACGGAGTGTCCACTGCGCGCACGCCGGGCCAGATCCTTCTCGAATACCAGAAAGACTGGCCCACGGAGACCCTGCGAGCGACCGATCCAATTGAGATCCAGTTTGTCTGCGGCTGGCCTGATCAGGCCAGCGTGCCAACACCTATCAAACAGGCGATCCGCATGCTCGCCTCCCACTTTTACGAGCATCGCGAGTCGGTTGTGGTAGGCACAACGGCAGCTGTCGACGAGAAAGAATTGCCGATGGCAGCGTCGGCGCTGATTGCGCCGTATCGGGTGTGGCTATGAGAGCAGGAAACCTACGGCACCTGATCGACATCGAGCAGAATGTGATTAGCGTTGACGCCAATGGCGATCGCACAGAGGCATGGTCGAGCATTCACCAGTGCTGGGCGTCGATCGAGACTGGCAACGGGCGCGAGTTTTTTGCGGCGCGGCAGGTCATGGCGGATCTGACACATACTATTCGCATGCGGTATCGGGCAGGGTTGTCGCCGGCTATGCGCGTGCGATACACCGACCAGAAGACGCAGGCCACGCGCTACTTTGACATTAAGAGCATTTTGAATCCTGATGAGCGCGACGAGATGCTGACGATGCAGGCGACGGAGGTGCTGGTATGAAAGGCATCAAGGTCGAGGGCATGGAGCATTTGGTTGGCCAGATGAAGCGTGTGGTGGCAACGGCAGAGGGTCAACAACTGCAAGCCGCACTGCTGGAGGCTGCGCAGGAGATCCGCGCGGAAGCCGCGCGCCGCGCTCCGATTGCGCCCTACGCCACGCGCCAAAACGGCAGGGACATTGCGCCGGGTGGACTGCGGGCATCGCTGAAAGCGGCGGCGGGCCGCAAGTACAAGTTTTTCTTGCAGGCCTTCACGTTTACGCTTGCCAAGATGGCGCCGCACGCGCACCTGGTGCACTTTGGAACGAAGCCGCACGCCATCGTGCCCGGCCAAGGCAAGAGCAGGAAAATGCGTATTGCGGGCCGCGCCTTCGCATGGCTTTCCCGCGTCGGCGACCAAGTCCGTACGAAAGTGTTTCATCCCGGCAGCCGCCCGAATCCGTTTCTTGCCAACGCCGTGAAGGCTAAGCGCCGGTCTATCAAGAAGCTGCTCGAAGCCCGCGTAAAAGCCGCTTTCGACGCACTGGGGCGTGCCGCGTGAGAATCTACCAGGCCCTATACCGCTACACGCAAGCCGAGCCGACCATCTCGTCGGTCGTCGGGAATCGAGTCTACGACATCCACGCCGAGCAGGCCCGAAGCACTAAGTATCCGGCGCTGGTAATCGAGGCCATCGACGATATTCCATTCCACTCCATCGGCGCAGCGCCGACGGCCACGCGGCGCCCGGTAAACATCTATTGCATGGCGACTGGCAACAGCAAAGCCGCCGAGGATCTTGGCGACACGGTCTACAACGCCGTGATTAATCAGCAGGCCGCGATCACTGCGGCGAGCGGTCTGACCGTGCGCTCGACGCATTTGAACGGGCGGCGCATCGAGTACGAGGAAACGCTCGAGACTAACGAAAAACTCTATGCGGTGATTTTAGAGTTCGACTTCATTCACGATTACGACTAGGAGGATACAATGGCAGTTCTCGCAGGAAACGCTGGCAGTTTTAAAATCAGCACTAATACGGTGGCCGAGCTAGATACTTGGACGCTGGACGTATCGACGGGCCTCGAGGAGACCCAGTCCTTCGGCGACACCTGGAAGGAGCGAACCGCTACCATCAAGGAATGGAGCGGGACCGCAAGCGGCCGCTTCGATGACACCGACACAAATGGCCACGTCGCGCTGAACACGGCGTTTCTGGGTGGCACGACCGTCTCGGCGCGATTCTACGTCGACGGCACGAACTACTACAGCGGCACGGCTTTCGTGCAGGCCGCGCTGAATGCCAGTGAAAATGGCCTGGTCACGGTCAGCTACACCTTCACGGGCAGCGGCGCACTGAGCTACACGTAAGGAGCGACCATGGCAGTTCTCGCGGGCCGCAACGCAGATATCTACCTCGCCACCGGCAGCGGCACGGCTATGACCGGCGAAGCCACGACCAGCCTGGGCGGCAACGTGTACCAGATTACGGACGCCGCCCGCAGGGCCATCAACCCCAACGCATCGTTTACCGTTCTTGATGGAGCCACGCCGATTCCATCCAGCCGATACCAAGTAGCCTACGGCAGCGGCAAGATCTATTTGTTGGCCGCGCCGGCGGGCACGGTGACGGTCACCGGCGAGTTCTTGACGCTATCCAAGGTCGCGCAGGCGACGGACTGGACACTCGACGTGCAGCCGGTACTTGAGGAAGTGCAGGTGTTCGGCGACTCTTGGAAGTCCAGGGCTCGCGTTGGCGGCGATGCGACCTGCACGTTCGCGCGCTTCTACAGCGACAATTACTTTCACACGAACGCCACGAGCTACTACGTCATCAACTGCTACGCCGATTACGCCGGCGGCGTGCGCTGGATGTTTGGCGCCATGCAAAATAGCATGAGCGTAAACACTGGCGAAAATGAGACGATCAAAGAGAACGTCAGCTTTTCCGTGCATGGCGTGCTCGACTACCTAAACTCATGAAACTAGCAGATAAAATCCTGGCCGTCTCACTGAAGCAAGAAACGCTGGACGTGCCCGAGTGGGATGCAAAAATCGGCATCCGCGAAATGACAGTGGAGCAGCGCCTGAAGTTCGGCGAAGACGCGAAGAAGTGGCCAGCGGTCGCCATGGCGCGGCTGGTGATTGCCTCGACGTTTGACCCAGCGACTGGCAAGCCGATTTTTGAAGCGGCGCATCACGACGCCATCGTCAATATGCCTGGCGCGGTGATCGACCGCGTTGTTACCGAAATCTGCCGCATCTCGGGCCTTGGCGCGGACGCGGCGGAGGCAGCGGAAAAAAACTAACGGGCGAGCGGCGATTCGCCTTCGCCCTCGCCGAGATACTACACATGACAGTTGGGCGGCTGCTGCGGGAGATGAGCAGCAGCGAGTTCACCGAGTGGGCCGCCTACCTGGAGCTGAAGCACAAAGAGTCTGAGAAAGCAGCGAAGAAAAACGGGAGACGATAGGTGCCGGTACTAAGTAATCTTATCGTTCGAATCGGAGCCAGCACCGACGACTTCGACAAGAAAGTCAACGCCAGCCTTGGCAAGATTAAGCGGTTCGGCGCGACGATCAGCGAAGCAGGTCAGGCGCTTTCTATCGGCTTTTCCGCGCCGGTCGTAGCCGCGGGCGCAGCGGCACTCAACGCGGCGATGCAGATGGAGACGCTGGAAAAAGGTCTCGCCGCAACGATGAAGTCCACGGCGGCAGCCGCGACGGAATTGGAGCGACTAAAGGAAGTCTCGAAGCTTCCGGGCCTGGGGCTCAAGGAAGCCGTACAAGGCTCCATCCGCCTCCAGACCCTCGGCAGCACTGCCGACGAGTCCCGCCGCATCATGCGCGAACTGGGCAACGCGCTGGCGGTCGTGGGCGGCGGCAAGGAGGATTTCTCGGAAGTCATCCGGCAGCTTTCGCAGATGGCGGCGGTGGGCAAGGTGACGAAAGAGAACCTCGACCCCATCGTCGAGCGAATCCCGCAGATCGCCGCCATCATCAAGGACAAGTTCGGCGCGGCGGCGCTGGGCGACCCGGCGAAGACGTTTGAACGCATGGGCATTTCGGCGCAGCAGTTTATCGGCATTATAGTCGCCGAGCTGGAGAAGGGCGGACGGGCTGGCGGGGACTTGAAGACCAGCATGGAGAATCTGCGGGAGGAGGTGTTTGCCACTGCCGCCGAGTTCGGGAAGTCGCTGGTGCCGATTGGTAAAACGGTCGTCAAAGACGTGCTGACGCCGATGGTCGAGCGGGCCAAGGAACTTGCGACGGCGTTCAACAATCTGACGCCTGAGACCCAGGGCTTCGTGGTCGAGGCCGCTGCGGCAGGCGTGGCGCTGTCGGGGGCTGTCTTAATCATCGGTACGGTTATCGAAAAGGCTGCGCTGATCGGGGGAGCGCTGGTCAAGGT